TAAAAGATATAGAAGATTATATCAATAGAAATGGACTTGTCGAAGGCGAATATTTATTTAAAAGCCGTAAAGGTGTAAATAAACCTATTACGCGTCAGAGAGCATGGCAGATAATAAAAGAACTAGCGGAAGAAGTTAAAATCGGCTATGTAGTTGGCTGCCACTCTCTACGTAAACACTTTGCTAGACAGTATTACGAAAAGACTGGCGATTTAATAGGATTAAAAGAAATGTTAAATCACTCTAGCGAAACAGTAACTTTAAGATATATTTGTTGGGAACAAGACGACAAAGATATTAAAAGGAAAAGTTTTTACTTAGGAGGTTGATTATTATGGATTTAGAATTTAAAAAAGAAATTGATGAATTAAAACAAGAAATAGCTAATTTAGAAAGAAAATACTTATTCTCTGGTAATTATAAAATGATAGCTGCACTTTTAGATCTATTAAATGTAGATAATATTGTTATTCCCTATTCAGAACTAGAAGCGCATAAAGATTCAATGTATGTAGCTAATTTCGACGACGAGAGTAAACTTGTTACTATTAAAAAATATAAAGGTCCAGAATATGAAGAAAAATAAAACTATAGACGTTGTTAGTATAAGAACACAAGTAAAAGAAAATAAGCTTAAGTTTTATATACAGAACAAATATATTTATTGTGAAAATACAATGACTAAGGAACGCGTTATTGTTGGAGAATATGAAACAAAAATAAATATAGATATAAATACTAATCCAATTAAAATGTTTGAAACTTTAGCTACCATAGACGCTGGTAGTTTTAGTAGGACTAAAGGTCAATTATGAGTTGTTTAGATAATTGTACGGACTTATGGTACTTAATGAGTGATTTCTTTCACGATAATAAATGTTGTAATGGTTTAATAAAAAACGATCCTAATTATTATCAATTTCAAAAGAATAAAAATATATTCTGTGTAAGAAGAATAAGAGATAACTTTTATAAATTAAGAGTTATAACAAGATATATTAAAAAAGAACAAGATATACTCTATTTTGAGTGTAAATCGTTAAAAGAAGTAGAAGATACAATATTAAAGTATTTTTTAAAAAACTAATAACAATTTTACAAAATGAAAATCTGTAAATTGAGTTAAAAATTATCGTCTTCCTGGAAACAGGAAAATGATTATAAAATCTAGGAAAAATTACTCTTTTAGGTGTTGGCTCGTGAATTTAACAGAATTATGTCATTTAGTAAAATTCATATAGTAAGGATTTGAGGTGTTGAAATGAATAAAAAAGAAGAAGTTTTAAAAGAATTAAGCGAAATAGCTAAAGCTTTAAATATTGTTATTGATTATGTTGTAGAAGATAAAAGAGAATATCTTGTATGTGATAAAACAAAAATATGTACTAATGGTACTAGCATACATGGTATAAGAGAAGAATTTTTTGGTTATGTTTTCTTGTTAGAGTGGAAACATAGATATTTAGGTGCTTTCGATAAGCAAACAAGAAGATATATAAAGCAATTTTGGTATGACGATAATTTTAAACAACCTTATTATCGAGGTGCATAAATGAGTGAAAAAATAAAACACCACTACTACTTTAATAAAAATAAAATATTAACTCTAACTCCAGAAGAACATAATTTAGTTCACTCTTTAGAAGGTGTATTGTTTACTCCTTATGCTCCTAAAGTATCAGCAAGAATATTAAAAGAAATAACTAAATTAAAAAAACGTCATAAATACATAAAAGCTTATCGTTTAAAAAAATTATTAAACTTATATGTTAATGGCTCAGAAGAATATTTATTTAAGCTTTACGAAAGAGGATCTAAATTAAAAGTTTATTTAGGACGTCAAAATGGAAAAAGTCATTTTTCTAATTCTATCTGGTTAAAAATTAGATACAAGCAATTATTAAAAAAACATAAATACATAAAAGCTTATCGCTTAAAGAAAATTATAAAAAAATATAACGAGGTGTAAAAATGATTAAAAAAGTTAAATGTCATATTTGTAATTATAAATTTCATATTGAAAAATCTAAAGTAATAAAAGTAACAGAAAACAAAGGATTATCTAGTATTACAACTGGAGCAAGTATCTATAACGCTATAGACTGCCCTAATTGCGGTTGTCAAAAAATATTATGGACTAGATTACCAGAACTTACTAATGTCAGTAAAAAATAAAATAATTGGTTTTTGTGATAAAAAACAAAAAAGAATAAATACTTTAGAGCTTCAAGTTGAAACACTAGAAAATATCATAAAAGACGAATTGTATAAGGAATTTATGGCTAAACTTGGAGAGCCAGCCGAAATACAAAGAGTAAAAAAAGAAAATAAACGATTAAGATTACAAGTTAAATCGTTAAAGGAAATTATAAAAAATAATTAAGGTGGTGCTAGTGTGAACTTAAAAGAAATGCAGCGTTTATCAAATGCCTTATCTGAGATTAGAGTTAAATGTCCCTGTAGTCATACTCTATTTTTCCCAGCGTATGCTCCAGATATACAAATCTGTAATCATTGTGGGAATAAAGTCTATAGAAATGAACGCGTAAAATTTAAAGATATATTATCGAAGAAACTTAAAGCAAAGGAGGTAAATTATGGCTAAAGCTTATAATAACAACTGGAGTGTTAAACCTTTATCTGTTAATTTTAATCATAAACAATGGCGTCAAGACTTCGGCGCGTATGTTAGAGACCACCTTTACTGGGGCCCTAAAGTTCGTGTAAGTAAATCAAGAGCTATAAGTAAAGGTCCTAATCTTTACGCTAAAGGTGTTAAACAGTTCGAAGTATATAACGGAATTGGTGGCGAAGTATCAGTACAATATCAAAATAACAACGAAGTTCTGTATACTACGCATGAAGAATTATTAAATAATTATTTCACAGAAAGAGGTTTTAAACAAAATGGAAAATAAATTACATTGTTCTGAGTGTGGGACAGTTATAGAAAATGATTATTTCAAATGTTTAGATAACTTATTACAAGTTAAATTCTTTGACACAGAAGAAGAAAATTGTTTTTGTTCTCAAGAGTGTTTTTGTAAGTACATGTCGTTAGAACAGATAGAAGCTGACGAAGACGAAGACGAAATTTAAGGACAAATGCGAAGGTTGCGGAAAATTTGATTTTCTTAAAGGTCATAACGGTTTATGTCTATGTGAAAATTGCATAAAAAATTATAATCCGCCTATTGAAAAGAAACCTAAAAAAATGAAACAATTAACTATATTCGATTTGGAGGTGTAACTATGGTATGGCTAGGAATTAGTATTATATTCGCTTCAATTATTATCTACGCTGGATTACAAAACGCAGTCGAAATACTAAATAACAAAAATAAAAAATAAATAGAAACGGAGGACCTTAAAAATGGCTGAAAACTACGAAGCAGCCAACGAAGAAAAATCACAAGTCATTATTGACTACGCCGAAATATCAAAACACGTCATAGATTCACTCATAAAATTAGGTGTTTTAAGAAAACCTAAATCAACGTATAAAAGTACAGAAGCTTTATTGTATAAATACAACGATTTAAAAAAATCTATTAAAGACCGTGAAGAAGAAATACAAGAAATAGCCGATTTCGGACTACGTGGAAAATCAACAAGTATTTTAAAAATGCCAGAAGGTAGCAAATCAAGCGACCGAGACATAGAACAAGAAATAATTGACGGTCTTACTAGAGACATAAAAAAGACGCAGCTCGTAATTAACCGTATTGACAGAGTCGTTGCTAAATATAAAAACGATCCATACGGAGAAATTATTAAATTAAAATATTTCGAGCAAAAGACGCAACAAGAAATAGCCGATTTCTTCGAGAAAGATCCTACTACGATATGGAGAAACACACAGAGACTTATTAACGAAATTAAGGTTTATTTCTTCCCTAATGACGTTATAGAAGAACTTAAGTCTTGACAAAATGCAATAACCCACGCAATTATGGTGTTGTTGACATAGCAATTTTTAACAATTATAATGTGTATAATATGAAATATTTGGAAAGTTGAAAAGCGCGTTTTAAGACGTGCTTTTTTCTATGCTATTTTTGAGGTGGTTTTATGGCTAGAGATTTCGCTAAAGCGTTTTATCAGTCTACTGCATGGCGTAAGACTAGAGACTATATTTTTACTAAAGAACATGGTATCTGTCAACGCTGCCACGGACAGTATGGACCAGGCGCTATAGTACACCATAAGATATACCTAACACCTTCCAATATTCATAACCCAGCTATTACGTTGGGAGAGGACAACTTAGAGTTACTATGTAGAGTATGCCATGCTTTAGAGCATGAGTCAGAACTGCCAACAGATAAAGGCCTTATGTTCGACGACGAAGGAAACCTAGTAGAAAGGAGCGTTGCTTATGAGTATCACGATATATACTAACTATCTTGTAGTGTCTTATGACATAGACTTTCCAGGAAGCAAAGAGGAACTAGCTAAAGCTTTAGACGAAGGACCTGTCTTACTAAATGTTTATGACAAAGCCGCTCGTAAAGTTAGTGGTACTATCTTTGTTAATCCTATCAACGCTGTGCTAATTGAAATAAAAGACACCCCCCTATCATAAAAAAAGGTTGCCTTTTAATGAACCGCGCTTGAGTCCTTTCTCGAACCGCTTCGGTCGTGTGAGGGGGGTGTAGTCAAAGGTGGTGGTAAAATGGAAAAAGAAGACGTTAATTCTAAAGAATTAAAAGAAGTACCAGATTTATCTAAAGAGTTAAAAAAACTTAAAAAAATATTTAAAAATATCTCAAAAGATAAAAAGGATTTGGTACAAAAACTTATCGAAAGTGCAGCTTTTATGACAGTAGAACTTACTAAGCTAGAGAATTATATTAGCGAGTATGGAGTATCGGAAACTTACCAGAACGGAAAAGACCAATACGGAACTAAAATGTCTACAGAAGCTAGCGCTTATAACACAATGATAAAAAACTATACGTCGATCATAAAGCAATTATGTGAATTATTGCCAGAAGGTTTACCTAACACTAAGGAAGGTAACGCTTTAATGAATTTTGCTACGAAACCTAAAGGACGTTAGTGTATGAATTACATACGCGAGTATAATTCTAAAATACAGTCTGGCGAAATAAAAACAAGTCGCAGAGTTAAATCAGTTTATGCTCGATTAGTCAATGAAATGGACGACGAAAAGTCGCCTTTTTATTTTGACGAAGCAGCGGCTATGAGACCGATAGAATTTACCGAGACTTTTTGTAAACAGTCCCAGGGAGAGTTAGGCGCAGACCTTAAACTCGAGTTATTTCAGAAAGCTTATATACAAGCTTTATTCGGATTCTTAGACAAAGAGACAGGATTTCGTAGATACAACGAAACAATGTTTTTAGTTGGCCGTAAAAATGGTAAAACTACACTTTTGTCTTCTATTGCGCTTTATCTGTTAATTGCTGATTACGAAGGTGCAGCCGAGATTTACTCGGTAGCTACGAAAAAGGATCAAGCTAAAAAATGTTTAACAGAAGCAGTCAACATGGTTAAGCAAAGTCCAGAGTTAAGAGCCGTATTAAAAAAACGTAGAAATGATTTATACTTTGGTGCTACTTCTTCTATCTTCGAAGCTTTAGCGTCAGACTCTAACACGTTAGACGGTCTTAATAGCCACGCGGTTATTATAGACGAATTACACGCTATCAAAGATAGAAATTTGTACGAAGTTATGAAGCAGTCTATGTCAGCACGTAGACAACCGTTACTTGTAATGATTACTACTGCTGGTACTGTTCGTGAGTGTATCTTCGACGACAAATACGAGTATGCTTGTAGAATTGCCGACGGAGAAATCACAGACGACCACTTTCTACCTATTCTCTACGAGTTAGATAATCGCAGCGAGTGGACGGATCCAGCATGTTGGGCTAAAGCTAATCCAGGATTAGGAACTATTAAAAGTTATAGTACGTTATCGAGATTTGTAGAAACTGCAAAAAATGATCCGAAAGAATTACCAGGTGTTTTATGTAAAGACTTTAATATTCGTGAAAATGATAGCAACGCATGGTTAAGTTTTGAGGAGATAAATAATACTGAGACTTTTAATATAGACGATTTAAAAAATACATACGCTATCGGTGGCTGCGACTTATCAGCTACTACTGACTTAACGTGTTCTACTTTACTAATTCGTAAAGCTAATGACGAGAAAGTATATGTAATACAACATTACTTTTTACCGCAAGCTAAAATCGATAAACTTGACGAAAAAAACACTCAAGAAGCCCCATACAAAATATGGCGCGATAAAGGTTTACTTACAGTATGCGACGGTAACAGAGTTAATTATTCTCAAGTTACAGAGTGGTTTATGCAAATGCAGCAAGAATATAAAATCGATCCTATTTTTGTTGGTTACGACAGAGCTTTAGCTGGTTACTGGGTAGACGAAATGCAGACGAACGGTTTTCAAATGGAAGCCGTCGCTCAAGGACCTTTTACATGGTCTCAACCTATGCGTGAAATGGGCGCCGCACTTGCAGATAAAAAAGTTAATTATAATAACAACCCTATCTTAAAGTGGTGTTTATCTAATACCGCAGTTAAAAAAAGCGGATTAA